AGGCAAATCCTAGCATGTACACCACAGTATGTGATTTGTTGTGCCCCATTTATTCGTAAGTTTACCGGAGTAATTAATAGGGCATGGTCACCCTTTAAAGAGCACAACAATTCTAAATTTAGACCCATCTATGCACCGGGACGTTCTTCCAAGACAATAGCCGACGCTTTCATGGAGAGAGATTATAAACATAAAGTGCATGGTGACCGAGAGTCCTATGATCTGAATCAGGGTGAAGAGTTGGCAAAATTAGAAATTGAAATCTGTCGTAGATATCGAGCGCCACCACTTATGCTTAGGTTAATGTATAGATCTTTAAATACTAAAGGCTTTAGTAGAGCAGGTGTTAAGTTTAGGGGCAAGTGCACAAGGAAGAGTGGCAACCCGGAAACTACAGTATTTAATACTGCAATTAATGTTTTAGATGCAGCCCATTCGTATGCACTTGCAAGAGATGTTTGTGTGCCGGACATTGATATGATTATTGTAGCAGGTGGTGATGACAGTATAATGGGATATGATGGGGAATTGATACCATTTGATCAATTATCTGCGAATGCAGGCTTGCCATTGCAATCATATCACGTTAACACTCCCGTGGAAATCGAGTTTCTGAGTTGCAGGTTGATGGAAACTAGTACAGGTTGGAATTTTGTACCGATGCCAGGTAAAATGATTGCCAAATTAGGTTATAGTATCAAAGCGCGGAATGAGGATGAAGCTAAAGCCATTGCTCGAGGAGCCATGCTGAGTATACAAGCTAGTTCTAGGTGTTGTCCGCCGCTACGGGCATATGTTGATAGGATATTGGAACTAGCAGGAGATGGGCCGGTTATTAAGCCAACTGATGAATTTTGGAAGCTTACAGTTATGGATACTGGTGAAACCACCGTTGACACTTGGGTGGCATTGGAGCACGTTTACCAATGGAATTCGGCGCTGCAATCTTGCTGGGAAAAAGAGTTGCAGGATATTAAATTGTGTGGTGTTGAACTGGAAAGTTCAGTTATTGAAATACTTTGTGACGTTGATACTAACTTTTCACATTGCGTTTTACCAAAACCACTCGACTCTATCGAAACTAGAGATGATGACGAGTATGATTTTAATTACATTAATAATATGTTCAACCTCCCAACTATCCCTGAAACTGGTTATGTTAATTTGGATGTTGCCGATTTTTATCAAGGTTATGAAGATTATAGCAACCCATATTATGAACAGGGTAATGGTTGGATTAGAGATTTATCAAGGGAGGATGGTGAAGCAAAACAGCCGGGTCCGAGTGAAAGGAAGCGCACCGGTAGACGACGTAGACCCAATGTTGAAGCAAGACGGAGGCCAACAGAACCAAGAAGAGGTCGTAAACGCGCGGCTGTTGGTAGAACTCGTGGAAGACGAAAGAGGCCCGCGCGCCCAGTTCAGCCAGGAATTAACGTCAGTGGAACAGGCGATTATACTCTTGCTAGTGGTAGCAGCCTTGGATCAAGAGCTGGGGCATGGTTGGGAGACAAGGCAGGGAGCATGATTTCATCATTGATTGGCTGCGGAGATTATTCTGTTTCTAAAAATTCTATTACACAAACACCTGTGGAATTTGAAGCAGCCAAGAAAGGTTATCGTGTTGCCCATACTGATTATATTACCGACATTGTAAGCCCTGGTACAGCGTTCCAAGTTACATCTTTCGTTATCAATCCAATGAATCCTTCGCTGTTTCCTTGGTTGCCCAACATTGCTCAAAATTTTGAAGAATTTGAAGTTCTTGGTATGGTATTTATGTACAAACCAACCTCAGGTGAAGCTGTTTCTTCTACGGATGCTGCGTTGGGTACGGTCGTATTCGCTACACAATACAATGTTAATGATGCCGCATTTGTTGACAAATTGTCAATGGAACAATATCAATTTGCCACTTCTACAGTACCCTCATCATCCATGGTACATCCAGTTGAGTGTGACCGTTCCAAGACTCCCATATCTATTTTATATGTTGCAGGGCCAGATTCCACCACTGTTGATCCAAAATTTTCAAGTTTAGGCGTATTTAATTATGCTACTGTAGGACAACAAGCTACTGCCAATTTAGGAGAGTTGTGGGTATCTTACGATATACTCTTTTCCAAACCAAGATTACTCAATGGTTTGCCATCAAATGCCACGTTGTGGTGGGCTTATTGGAATTATTTAACAAATCAGGTACCATTAGGTAACCCAGGATCAATGAATTACGCCACTTATCCGTCATCAACGTACGCACCGGCGCTAACTTTTAATGCTAATGGACCGTCTGGTTACCCGAATCAGTGGATTTTTACTTTTCCAGCAAGCGTAGCCGGAAATTTTATGTTAATTATAGCAGCACAAAAATCATCTGTTTGGAGTACAGCCACGCTATTTAACCCATCACAATTTGTTTATGCTAATGGATGTACGGCATTACAGTATATGTCAGCAGGAGGAGGTAATTATTACGGAGTGGTTGGAACAGGACAATTAAATA